ATACCAACCGGCAGATGCCGTATTACCGAATCGAAAATAATTTTCATTGTCTATCACTGTGATAGATACATTGTCAGGGTTATAGCAATCCGGATTTCTATCGCATAGGTTATTAAAATTGCCAATCGCCAATTTATCAGCAGTTAAAGTTCCAGCCTTAATCCTGGCAGCATTTAAATATCCTGTAGTGATTTTCGCGGCATCTAAATTTGCAATCTTCGCATTTTGAATTGTACCGTCTGCGATCAGAGCATTTGTGATACTTAGATTAGCGATGGCATTCGTACCGAACTGCTTTGCCGTCCAGGCCGATCCATTCCAATAATACATCCTGTTGCCATCGTCTGTATCAAACCAAATATCATTTGCTTTTCTGCCTGATGTAGATGGTGAAGAAGTTTGATAGAAAACTGTGTTTTTGCCATCCGCTGTAGATTGGGCCGTTGCTGCTGCACTCTTAGCAGAATTAGCAGTAGATAAAGCTTCGTTTGCTGTGTTTAAAGCCGTTGGTGCTTTATCCCAACTTTCTTTATTAGCATCTACTGTTGCATTAACTTGATTTGCTAACGTTTGAGCTGAATCAATAGCACTTTCCAGATCTTCAATAGCAGTTGTCCAGTCGGTTGGCTTGTTGCCATATTCACATTTCATTTGTGCAACATAAATTGGATATGTTTCAGAAATTCCAACGCCGCCTTCTAATCTAAAGGTCATTAACGTTTTTGATCCTTGAAAAGTCCATACAAGCTTTGTCCACGCGTTATTCTGGACTGGTTGAGGCTGATATTTTATTCTATCTGCATCTAAAGTAACACCAATTGTTTGTCCGTCTTGGGTTCCTTTTACGTAACATGAAATCGTAAATGTTTTTTCGGTATCAGAAAAATCAAAACCTTGGCTTGCAGTTGGAGTGGCCACTGTATTAGGAGAGCTTATTGCTGCATTAGTTATAACCTTCGCTTGTTTGAAATTAGCATCTATTTCCCAATCGCTTAGCACAGCATTTCCCCAATATTTACTGTCGAAATTGCGTGTTCCTTTAAATAAATTTCTTCCGCCAATTTCAAGCCCATTAATCTCGCTTAAAGCTTGATTGGCATTGGTCAAAGCATTTGTGATATTAGCATTAACATCTGAAGCAATCTTATCTGCAGAAATAATGCCATCTTCAATTGCTCCGGCTCCAAACTGTTCAACTACCCAGCTTGTACCATTATAAACAGCTAGCTGGTTGTCTTTGCTGGTATTGAACCATATATCATTTTTATTAGCACTTGCTGGTGCTGTGGCTTGATAATAAACAGTATTCTTTCCATTTGCAGATGTCAATGCAACTTCTGCCTTATCCCATTTGGCTTTGTTTTCATTAACTATAGATGTTACAGCATCAGCTATTGATTTCGCACTGTTCGCTGTATCCAAAGCTGTTGGGGCTTTATCCCAATTCGCTTTATTTTCATCAACAATGGTGTTGATTTGATTTGCTAATGTTTGAGCAGCGCTGGCCGTTGTTTTCGCTGAATCAGCGGTGCTTTTAGCTGCAGCACTATCTGTTATCGCCGTGTTAGCTTTACTCAACGCATTTGAAGCATTTGTGTTTGCCGTTGTGGCTGTTGACTTGGCGCTATTTGCTGTGTCCAAAGCTGTGGCACTATCATCAATTGCAATACCAGCATTGGTGAAGGCATCATTTATTTTAGTGTTAATATCGCTTGCTATTTTATCGGCCGTGATAACACCATCTATTAATGCTTCTGCGCCGAATTGCTCTGCTGTCCAAGCCGATCCATTCCAATAATACATCTTATTGCCATCATCAGTATCAAACCAGGTATCTCCAACAACATAATTTGTTCCTGCCGGCGCAGCATCTGAATAATAATTCTTGTTCTTGCCGTTTGCAGAAGTTAATGCTGTATTAGCTGTTGTGTCCGCCTGGGTTGCTTTGTTCATGGCATCTAAAGCATCTTGGATTGCTTTGTTTGCATTAGAGTTGGCTGTGCTTATTGATGAATTAACACCATCTGCCAATTGGGTTACATCAACAGCTCCTGGAGCTATCTGATTGCCGTTAATCGTACCTACTGTAATGTTAGCTGCTTTTAGATTAATAACCTCTATCTCTGCAGCGTCTAAAGTGCCGGCGGTAATCTTATTGGCCGTTAATCCAACGATTTTAGCATCGGTGATACTACTATCTGCAATCTGTGCAGTGCCAACAACACCCGTGCCGATCATGGCGGTAGTAATGGATCCATCTTTAACATTAGCCAAATCAATTTTAGCGAAATTAGCACTAACATAATCTGCATCGATTGCTTTGGCTTTAAGCTCTGTCACTTCGGCCGTTAGAGCGTTCAAATCGGTTACGCTTGCTTTATCCGCTAGCAACAAGTCAACATTTGCTTTAGTTGCATACAACTGTTGGATTTCCGCCTTAGTTGAATATAATTCCTTTACTTCGGCTTTTGAAATATAGGCTTCTTCAATCGTAACTACTCGAGCTGTTAAATCTTCAACATTTAATTTCTTTATATCCGCTTTGAGCGCTTCAAATTCAGCCGCAGAAACCTTACCAGAGAAATTACCGTTAATTGCGACTATATTCTGCTGGAAAGATGTATTTAATTGAGATACCTGACTGTTTGTTTTAGTCAGCAAATTTTCTACTGTTCCTGAAGCCGTCGATAAAGTAATGACGTCTTTATCGTGAGCAAATGGATACTCTTTGATTTTTACGATCCTATGCGTCACTCTTCGTGAATGTTTGATATCAATATAATCCACCAAATCTCTAACGTTATAATCAAATAAGCTATAATCATCGGGATTTAATTTTGCTAAATTAACAACATCAAGTTCAAAAGATTCTATATTCTTAGATTGCTTATTCAGCATTTTTTGGCAATAATCATACAGAGATTGAGGATCTGTGAATCTTTCGTCTCTAACAATGACAGCAATAATCTTATTCGTGTAACTAAAATCTTCTATGTATTCCTTTCCGTTGTTTATAGATGCGAATGTAACTGTTTGTCCAGTTTGAGAGTCTGTTTTTCCATATCCGTATATTCTAGTTACCAAATCATAAGTGTCGCTAGTGTATTCAACTTTTTTTAAATTTACCTGTTCGGAAATAAAGAACCCGTTGTCATTGAATTCTTTAGGATAAGAAAAATGAGCAATTCTTTTTTTATTGTCATAATCAATATAACATCCAAAAGTTTCGCTCACTTTTTCAATATAATTTATAACATTTGCATCTTCCAGTTCCAACATTCTCTTAGAACCAGAAGAATCACCTTCAACTGTCCATCCTAGATCGCCTAATACGCTATCTAAATGCTGTTTTTCGGTCATTGATGATGAATGATAAGATTTAACATCTGTTCTTAGTTCATCTTTATCAAGGTTACATATAATTGTCGCATTTTTATCATTATCTTCACTAATTTCCTTAACAATAAAATAAAGATCATCATATTCAACGATGTCTTCATTTTTTATCTCTGAATAAATATCTGCATATAGAGATAGGCAAAAATGAAGCTGCTTATCTCCGTTTTCATTTATCGTGTGATAAAAACTCTGTGTATCAACATCAATTTCTTTCCCAGTTCTAATATGCTTTAACATTAATATAAAGGATAATACTTAACTGTAACGTTTACGGCATTGCTTATGCCAGAAACGGTTATGCTTCCTTTAGTTACCGGGAAAAGAAGGATATCGATATTCTTCATGTTTAGTTCTCCGTCCACAAAACATAGAAGTTTTCTTGAGTCAATGGTAAGCGTTTGTCCGACTGATAATGATTTTATTAAAATGCTATTTTCATAATTTTTGTTGAGTGAAAAATCAAAATAATTCAGTGTCATTACCTGATTAGTTATGGTCGAATTTGCAGTTATTTCAAAATAAATAGGGGTTGGACGCGGTGAATCAACTAAATAACCACCGTTAAATATTTCGCTACAAATTTCTTCACCGCAAGCATACGCTTCGAATGTCAAATTTACAAAGTAATCATTTGCATTAAGATATTCGTAGTCCATATCAGCGATCATGCACTCGTATCTTATAATACTATCGCTAAATTTTATCACCGGGTTAGTTAGCACTCTGGAAAATGCCAACATCTGTTCATACCCCGTTATGATAAATGAAACGATTAATTCATATGGTTCAAAACTTGCACATATGAACTTTGAACGATTGTTATAAATAGTATTATATTTCGTTACTTCTGCCTTCCCGCTAATACATTCGTAACCAAAAAATGTAGCTGAGTACTTCTTTAAATCGACCATTTCACCATTTTGTTTTACCTCAACTTCATTCATTTCATTATCCTCTCTCCCTTCTTGTCCTTAGCGCTATCTTCTTGCTAACTTTTTCAACAAGAAGATCGTCCCCTACGTAGACTTCGATGTCCGCATACAACTCTTGTGCAACCGGTTGATTCATAACATTTAGCTTATCAGCCAACATAGAAGCAATTGGCTCCATTGTCGTGTTGTTCAAAGGGAGCGCGTATTCTGGACCAGCTTCTCCGAATCCGTTAAAATTACCACTACTGTTCTGAATAACGGTTGGTCCTTTAAATAAAGCGCCTTTTGCATACCATTCAATGTTAAAGTGTGGCACACTTAATGGCTTCAAGCTAAAGGATCCAGTAATGCTTATATGGGGCATTTTCAACTTTGGCAGTTCCCAGCTAAAATCAAAAAATCCCTTGATTTTATCTATCGCTGTGCTGACAGCTGTTTTGGCATCGTTGATTTTATTAGTGATTGTATCTTTAATGCCATTCCATATATTAGATATCGTTGATCCTAGCCGTGATGCCCATTGGCAGACAGTGTCCCAGTTTTTATATAGAGCAACGCCAGCAGCAACCACACCGCCAATAGCCAATGTGATAATCCCGATTGGACTTGTTAAAAAGGTAAATGCTGCTCCTAGTCCAGTTGTAGCCACGGTCGCTGTTCCTGTCGATAATGCCATAATATCCATTACGCCATTATACAGTGCAACCGCTGTTGTAGCTATTCCGAAAGCTAATGCCCCAGCGCCAATACCAATCGCTAAAATCTCAATCAGATCTTTGTTTTGACCTACCCATGTTATTAATTCACTCAAGACCGGAAATACGGTATTCGTTAATGTTCCACCAATATCCTGTTCAAAACCTCTTTTAAGTTCCTCTATTTGAGACATGAGATCATCGTATTTAACCGATTTTAACTGATCCATAGAATCGTTGTTGCTGTCGATTGCTCCTTCTAAATTAGATAGCGCTTCTATACCATCTGAACCTAAATCTTCGAACATTGTTCCGTACATTGAAACCCCTAATTTGAATTGCTCGTTTGTATCTGAAACATCAAATAAAGCATTATTGATTTCCTGAAAGGCTTCCTTACCAGCCTCTCCACCTAACGCAAATTTCTGTTTGACCTCATCGACATCTAATCCTAATTGCTTCAATGTATCATCTGCTGTACCATCTTTTATCCTAATGCCAAATTCCTTAACGGCGTCGCCTAGCTTATCTACACTGAATGTTCCTGCATCTGCTCCGCTTAAAAGAATGTTAAACATATCATCAGCGTCCAAACCAATTTGTTTAAAATGCACAGAATATTCATTGATGGTATCTAACAAATCTCCATTTTTATCTAATCCATTTTGAGCCCCCTGGGTAATTAAGTTGAAAGCTTGATCAGATGATATGCCGAACTGATCCATCATCATCTTAGCCGCTCGAACCTGCTCGTTAACATCAAAGCCAAAAGTATCTCTTAATGTTAACGCGCTTTCAGTTGTTTTAATCAGTTGTTCATCATCCAGATCATCTAATTGCATGGATACTTCCTGAACGGCAGCCGCTATATCTTCAAAATTCTCACCGTAATTATCACGATAAATTTGATCCATAACATTTTCAAATCGTTCAGCTGAATCCTCACCCAACCCCAGCGCTCCTACAACTTGGTTTACTGATTGTTCAATTTGAACTCCGTTTTCATAGACAAAAGATCCTAATTCCTCGATCCCGTTTTTGATGGAATCACTTGCTAAATTTGCTTTTAATACATCGCCAAATACTGAAACATTTTCCTTGGTGTCTTCTAACGATTCACCTAAATCATCAATCGTTTCATCCAAATCTTGAGTTGAATACTGCTGCTCTTCGATAGCATCTGTTGTTTGCTTGATCTCATTTTTAATAGCCGCTTCCTGCGTTTTGGCACGAATCAAATCGTTTGTCAGATTGTAGTATTCTTTGCTGTTTTTCCCTAACATTGCCTCTGCGTCTTTTAAAGAAGCTTCCAGCATTTTTATTTTTTGTGTTGTGTTCTGACTTTCTTGTTCTAAAAGTTCTTGTCTTTTTTGTAAAAGCTCAACATCATCGGCGTTTCCCTTCAATTCAGTTGAATTGAGCTTCAGATCATTTTGAAGTGTCTTGTTTGCCATGTTCATATCTTTAATGCCATCACTATAAGGCTTTGTGATTGCTTCGAATCTGATTTGAGCTTCAGTTTTTTTTGCCATTTATCACCCATCCTCTCTTAATCTTTTTATTTGATAAGTGATGTAACTATCGTAAGCTGCTTTATTTTCTGCAACTGATAAAACAAAGCTTAACGGTGCATCCCAAAAGCAAGCTTCAGTTATCCCTAAAATTTGAACATAATACGTGTAAAAATCTTCAACATCTTCCAGTTCAAATTTAGGCATTTTAAAGGGAGGCTTATTTTTCTTTCTAAAAGCCTCCCTGAATGCTACTTTTTTTTAGCTGTCATTAGAGCGTTAGCGGCACGATTGATTTTCAAGGTGTTGAAATCTGCTAACTCCATGAAATCATCGAAGCTATACGCTGGTTCGTTATTACTGCACAAATATCCGACATACAAGATATGTAAATAGTCAAAAGGTGTTTTCGCACCATTTCTGAAAATATCCATAAACCTGTCATAATCACTTTTGTACTTATCTTTCAACTTGTACAGTTTTCTAAAGGTTATATCTAACTCGACATCAATATTCTTTTCTTCATTGAGCTTATACTGTATCGCCATTTTACGACTTCTCCTTTATCCTTTTTTAGCAACTAATTCTGGTGTAAAGCCACTCATCCAAGAAGTGATCAGCGCCTTATTCGTTGCTGATTCTTCATCTTCGATAATCATTTCATACATCGCCTGCCCTTTTTCATCACATGACAAAGAGTAGGTAATCTCAACTTCCGCGATTTCATCAACTGTACTGTCAATTTTTCTGGCAGAAGCTGAGCTGACAACTGCATCTGGATAAGCTTTTAATTTCAATACGCCATCTTCATCTCTGATTTTTTGCATAATCAATAAATTTGGAACTGTACCTTTGCCATATGTTTTTACGCCGTCCAGAAATTCTGCATTATCCATGCCATACATTTTGCAATATGCATCATAGTACATATGCCCAGTGACCTTTAACTCTCCTGATCCGTCGTGCAAAGATTTCTGCTTTACAACTCTTCCTTTACATTTCTTCTTAATAGTGCGAATATTTAACGTTTCCTCAGCAGTGCCAATACACCCAGTTTCACTGACTGTGTCAGCATCTTCAGATTTGAAATTCATTTCTTCTACTTCAAATTCCGTATATTGTCTTGCCATTTTTATATCCCCCTTCCTAACAATTCTAATATTTCATTTACAATCATGTCATACACGCTATCTAATCCTTGCTCCATAAACTCAATAGGGGCGTTACCCCTAGAAGTCCCTTCTGCCTGGTCAGGGAAATAGAGATAGTTATATGTTTTCTTTGATTTAATAATAAACCCCAGATTTACAAAATCTGTTTTAAACGGGTTGCCTGATCTGGCCGATTTCTGTTTTCCTGGCCATGTCCTGCCAGATTCCGGTATTCTTACAACAATACTATCAACTGCCATCTGAGCGGCTTTTCCTTTAAGATATGTATTGATTACTGCTTCGGCATTACCTGCATATTCTGTGATTGCCTCTGTTACTTTTTGAAGATCTTCACTTTTTAATTTGAATTCTACAACTGACATTTATCTGCCCTCACAAAAACAAGTGTTAGAATCTCTACTACATCATCCGTATCGCCCTTCCGAATGTAATTAAAATTCATATCTTGATCTTTCACGCACCTCAACGCTGTTTTATCTTCGATCGCCTTGATTACTTTTACATCCAGTCCTTCCGGAATATAGCTTTCTCGGCATATATGGATCTCGAACTCTCTGGAAATATCTTTGTTTCTAACTTTCAGCGATTTTCTATTGAAAACAATAATATTCCATCCATATTTTCTTACATAAGAATCAAAAGCCTTGCCATAACATACGTTACTATCAATAGTTTCTAAGACGCTTTTAATCTCGTTTAATAATGACATCTTTTTTCACTCCTATTGATGTTAAATACAGAAAATATTTTTCTTTGGTATCGTCATGATAAGTAATATCAAAAATTTCCGTTGGATTATCATTAATTATTACATAATACTTTTTGTTAAAATCTAATCCACTATTGGGTGTTTCCACCTTCATATCCAACTGTTTATCCGAGATTTGACTAATATACTCTTTATCCTGAACTCTCTTGGTTAATTCATTAAACGGCTGTTTTTTAACTGCTTTATACGTCTTTCCGTTTTTCTTTGCATTAAAATCGCTTAATTCAATTTCCTCTTCCAAAAATTGAATGTATCCGTCTCTGAATCTAACCTTCTGTTTCTTTTCCATAATACATAACCTCGTAATTCATTCTGGCGTTTATTATTTCAGATGCATAGTTTTTTTCAAAATCTTCCAATTGATCATAGTAATAGTATTTGCAATACGCAATAAAAATACGTCTTATTAAACCATATTCTTCAATGTTGATGTCTTTTCCGAACATGTCTTTAAATTCGGCCACTCCATTTGAAGTGGCCTCTTCTAATCTCGCTTTAGTGTCTTCATCATCCCAAGTAATACCGCATTCCTTTTTGATAATATTAAAGAAATCATCAGATACTGTATTCACTCAATTGCTCCTAACCGGTAGTTGTTGCATCAGCTACATTTTTCACAGTAATATACAATTCTTCAAGCTCAGAAATATCAAGTAAAACCGCAACGGTGTTATCATATGGTCGTCCATTCCCATATAATTTAATTGCATAGGCTCTTTGATCTTCGAAGAAACGAACTGAATCATCATATTCAATTTTTCCGTCCTTTGATGTCCCTAAGCCTGCAAAATATTCGTTTGGCAGTGCCAGAAGTGCTTTACCTTCAGCAATTTCGTTTGAAATAACCGTTTTAGTTGGGAATGGAAATACATCTTTTGTGTATGTTCCGATATTTGTAGAAACTGTTGATGCCGGCATGATTTTTGTTAGATAGTCAGTCATATTGCAAATCAGCAATACACTTGAGAATTTTCTTTGATTTCCTTTTTCGGTTTTAGCCATTTTAGCTAATACCGCCCCATATTCTTTTGGTCTAAATGATTTTAATTTAACAGCTGTTTTTTGTGGATATTTTCCTTCTGTTACAGATACGCCTTTGTGGATATCTCGGTCAAACCCAATCATTTTGTTAGCGCCATCTCCAGATACGATAGCAGCTTCTAATGCACTTGCAAGCGAATCATACAACACTGCGCGCACGTAATTATCAATCCATTCTGGTCCAAGCTCTAACATTGGTTTTGAAAGAACGAAAAACGCTGATAATTTGAACTGCTGCATGTCATACTCTTGGAAGGCTGATACAATTTCTTTTGTGATCTCTGCTGTAATCTCTCCCCAAGCAGCCGTTTGTTTTGTGTGATCAGATACAATCCATTTCGTTGAAAAAGATGAAAATTGAAAATTGATTTCTGCTAATAGCGGATGCTCCTGAGTCAGCTCTCGATATACATCGGTAATAATTGTTTCTGGCATCGCAATACTAATATTAGTAATTTCCTGCTTTACATTAGGCTTTTTTGATGCATCAATAAATGCCTGCCAATATTTCTTTTCATTTGCTGTCAGCTGACGAATCCCTCGTCTTTCAAGAATGGATTCATCATGTGTCTGTTTAAACTGTTCAAAATCAGCATAAATATCGTTTGTTAATTTCTCATGATATGCGTTGAACGCTTGGGAATATGCAATGGGATCGTTGTTTTTCATCGCAGTCTGCATACTTTCCAATAACTGTTTTAATTCTAAATTCATACCTATTTTTCCTCCTTAAAAAAAGCCTTTTCAAAGAAAGACTTAAATTCAAATTTATTTACTTGTTCATCTGGCTCAGACGGTCCCTGCACTCTTAATTGATTCAAAACGTTATTCATTTGTTTATGTTGGCTTATCATCATATTTAACTGTTTTGTTCTCAATTGATTAACTTTAATCAACTCGCTGGCACTGGCTTCGCCTGCAATCTCATCAGCCAGTCCATTTTCAATACATTCCTGAGCTGTGTAAATCGTTTCGCAGTTCATCGCTTCGATTAAATCATCTTCACTAATGTTCATTCTTGATAAGAAAAGCTGCCTGTTTGCTTCCATGAGCTTGTCTAAATCATCTGCTGCTTTCCTTAAATCGCTGGCATTGCCATAAATGCTCGTAAGCATATTATGCACTAATACAGTCGCCTGCTTAGACATAATTACTTTATCTGCAACACATAAGAATAGTGCGGCGGCGGAGTATGCGAAACCATCAACATAGCATGTGACTGTTGCCGGATGCCTTTCCAAAAGAGAGCACATTCCATAAGCTTCAAAAACATCCCCACCATTAGAATTGATGTATACCTTAATGTCTTTAGCATTTTTATACTGGTCTAATTGATTCTTAAAAAATTCCTGTGAGGTTTCACTTGGAATATATTTTCCTTCCCACCAATCATAACCGTTATAGGCTTTGATTTCATCATAAATATATAATTCTAATATGGACGAATCGTTCGCCTGCTGCTTTAGTTCCCATTTCATTTTTTCACCTCCCTTCCTAGAAATCGTTGTTTTCATCATGAACACTGGATACCTCTAAGCCTTCTGCTGATTTTAAGATTTCTTCGATGGTACCAATATTCTTGGTCATAAAATGTCTCTTGGACCACTCTGTATTAAGCGGCTTTTCACCAAGTTTTATTCTAATCGCATCAACACAGTAAATGCCTGTTCCTAAGATTTTTTCAATCTTATCGGCATTTTCTAGCGGATTATAATATTTGATTTTTGTTATATCGAATTCACATTTATTTTCTCTGCTAGTTCCATAATTTTTTGAAGATATCTCACTTTGGATCGTTTTTAAAATCGGCTTAACTCCAAAAGTGATGTAATTGTTTATAACATTATCATTTATATCTGCAGTATCCATAAACATCATTGATGTTGGGATATTGTAAGCTTGCGCACATAAAGAAAATGTTTCTCTCTTCATTTCACGATAGTCTACTGTAGATGCAGAAGTTTTGCTTTCTTCCTTCTTGTATTCAAAGCCTTCATAAACCGGCATTACAGAGTTCCCGTGTTTCATAAACTTTTTTAACTTGTTAGTAGTCATGTCTGCATAGTTTTCTTGAAATTTTTGGTTTCCTCTGGCATTGGCTGAAATATGCAAAAAATAATGCTTGTCTGCTTGATCAAGATATAACTCTTTTGAAGCTGCTAGTAGCTCACCGTAGCTTTCGTAGATTCCGTCAATGTATAGCTTTATATTTTCATCATTCAGTGAAAAATAATAGACTTCATCTTCATAAAAAGTCTTTTTAAAGGCGAAGTCTTTAACAACAACAGATTTATACTCGTTTTTTAGAAGAGCATATTCTTCTCTGCAAAATTCATCTGCAACAAATAGTTGGTTGTTAAAATATATAACCAGGCATTCATTATCTTTTATCAAGTGCGAAATGATTTTGTTTTTGAATTCTGAAATATTTTCATTTTGATTAGGCCGAATATTCCATAAAAAGTACATCTCTGTATCATTTTTTAAGTCACCTTTATCATAAAAATTTAAATCACATGCACAAAACGAGCCGCTAATCAATGATTCAATTTTTGCAATAGCCGATTCTTTAAAAAAGATTTCATTTTTCAGTTCGGATATTGTTGCACTGCTTAATTCTAACTTTCCATCGTTGAAAAACTTTGATAGAAGCCACGATCCAACAGTGTTTCTAATCACTCCCAAGATCAACCACCTCCTTTCTTATAAAACAATAACATCTAGTTCCGGATAATCATTGTACTCTTGTAGTTCATCATCTGATGTTGCCGCTGCGGCAAATGCCATAAATCCGTCTGTTTTCCTTGATTTTGGTTCCTGCTTATCGTACACCTGATTTCCTTTCCCGGCATCCACAAGCTTTACATTGTTTGTACACCAGCGCATAAATGGGTCATCATTCCATATAATCTGCTGATTATTGAACCATGATTCAATGACTGGCACAACTTTCATAATATCCGACGGTCTAACCAGCTTGACCTTTGTTTTATCTCTTGCGTCAAATCCAATGGTTTTAAGATAAGATGAGAATAGGGTATACCGGAAATTATCAATACAGAGTTTAACTATAGAATATTGGCTTTGCTTTTCGACAATCCAATCTACAACTATTTGCGGAGATATCTCAACAGCATCAACAATTGTTAATACCCCCATCTTTTCCCACATTTTTAAATCAGGTTTTATCCTATGCCTATCCTTTGAATTTTTGCAAAACCATGCATGGCATATCCAATACCTATAACCATTCTGTTTAAAAAGCAATCCAGCCGCCACAAAATCACTTGTCTTTGCGTAGTCAATGCCGCATATACATTCGTGACCAATTAAATCGATATATGGACGATTTGTGGAAAGAATGTTTTCCCAAGATGTTATGGCAATATCCTTATTTTCTTCAATAAGATTCATTCTTTTTACAATAAACGCCCTGTTTTTCTCAGGACGTTTTTTATAAGATACATATTCTTTTTTGATTTGTTCGTAAAGATCAGGTCTAAATCTAAGTGATGGATTAGGCTTATTCCACATTTTTTCATTGTCCACCTCTTTTTTATCATCCAGCATACAGAAGAAATACAATTTTCCATTGTCACTCATTTTACCATCAAGAACATCATAGCCATCTTTCATTTCATCGTCGAGCGGGCCATCTCTCACATCGCCCTGTGTGGTGATTATCGTTGTTCTAGGATGTTCGATTTTTCCTAAACCAGTATTTGCTACATCAATTAATTCGTTATTCTCATAAGCATGAAGTTCGTCAAAATCATTTTTTCCTGGTCTGCCACCGTCTTTTGTATCTGCATTTCGTGTACGGTATCTTAATTCGGATCGGGTTATCTTATTCTTAATAACTTCCTTATTCCAATAAAAGTATTTACTTAATTTTGCCTTATTTTTCTCAAGCACTTCATATATTTCTTTAAATGAAGTCATTGCCTGATCTTCGCTCGTTGCATAAATATCAATGTTATAGTTTTGTATGTTATGAGCCTGCGAAAGCAGACAGAAATCTTCAAATGACAAATAACCATTCTTGCCGGCACCACGTCCAACAACGATCATCAAATCCGGCCACCGCGGCAATCCATCTTCCCTAAAAACACAGTTATGAAGCACAAACAAACATCTTTCCCATAATAGCAATGAAAACGGAAAATATTTCTGATATGAAAAATACTTATTAACTTTTTCTTCATTCCAATATAACTTTTCATTTTCAAAGCTCCTGATGATCAATTCGCAAAACTTAATTGTCCAAGTACAGTGCTCATCCATGTGTTCGTAAACAAAACGTATGTAGTTTTCTACATCGTTGGGCATTTTTGGAAAATTACATCTCATCATCTGCATCATCTTCATTTGCGGTGATGCTAATGTCTAAATGCTGCAGTATCTTTAGCATTGATGCATTTATTTTTGTCAGTTCTGTTACACTTTCGTTTTTCTTATAATTTAAATCTCCCCTTGCGGTGTAACATTCGACCTTAACGCCTCTTTCAAATATATCCTCTCTAAGAAGTCTTTTGGTGACCCAAAGATCCATATAATCTGCGACCAAATCTAAATTCTGCTTGCAATCTTTTTTGTCGTTTACAAGCTGTCTTATCAAATTATCGCGAAGCTCCTTGTATTCTTTTTTTCGATGTATTGTTTTTGGATCAACCTTTTCTGACATATCACCACCTCCATTTTTTACATGTGCGCGAGAAAAACCGGAAATGTCGTGCCCACCTTCCGTTGAAAGCCCCTCCCTCAAAAAGTTGATTTTTTTCGATGGGGGGGGATTATTTTGCATGAGATTTTACATATTCAAGAACATAATCAATTAATTCTACAGAATAATTGAACAAACGGTTTAGTTCTTCCTTGCTTTCATCATTAATAGTGTTGATTACTTCACTGACAGCAATTGGCTTGCAATGATCGTCCTGTACAATATATCTGATACGACCATAGATTGTATAGATTTCTTTTCTTGTTAACTTATTAAAAATATTTTCTTCAACAATCATGTCTTTATCACTTGGTTCCATATTCTTACCACCTTTCTTGTGTCACTTGATGGTTGCAGCTTCTCTCTTTTCCTCTGCGCTTTTCAGGATGAAGAGCATTATGACACTCTTTACATACGGAAATTAAGTTTCTATATTTTTTCCCTTGATACCAATAATACTTGGAAAGAGCTAATTCTGGATGTTTTCTGACAAATTGCACATGATGAACAGTAGTTGCATTTGGTCGCTTACATATCTGACATTCATAATGATCATCTTTAAGAATTTGTTTGCGCAAAGCTCTAAATTCTCTTGATTTATAGAATCGCCAAAGTTCATCTTTTTCGATCAATTCTTCTAGCCACTTCTTCAATTTATAACTGTCCACGCCACAGCTCCTTTCCGCAAACTAAAAAACCGCTGCTACAACAACGGTTTCTTAGCGATAATAAATCTTACAGAGGTGAAACATTTATGACTTTCCCATTAAATCCACATATACATCATAGCACCAAAAACAAGTGAATAATATATCATACCTCTTTTTTACATATATTTTCTAAGAATGTTATTGGCTTTTCGATAAATATTTCCCTCATTTTCAATTCGATATTTATCTGCAACGTTCTTAAATCCGATAGGCTTTATGTATAGATCTTCAATAAACTTTCTGTCTTTATAGTTCATTTTAGACAATAAGCACTCCACATTAGCAATTCTTGCACTCAATACCCAAACGCGATTATAATATGTAAAATTGTTTTGCTCAAAAAAGACTTGAAGTTTATTTTCGGCAATTTGTTTATTTGAAATTAATTTGTTTAATTTCTCATCAGCTACAGCACTTCCGGTAGTTGATCCATACCCCGAACTTTTAACTTTTTTCAGGTCTTCGTCAGCTTTCATAACCTTTTCTTTTAAAGAGATGACTTGATTCGTGTAATCTTTTTGTAACATCTCCAATTCTGCAGCTAACGCTCTATAATTCTTAATATCCGATCTTAACAAAACAAGAGAATGAACCACTCCGGATTCCGCCAATTGCGCCAACACCTCTTTTTCAATCACCATTAATCTCACTCCTTTTTCATTGCAATTTTGTTTACAATAAGATTATCTACACATGCATACTCAGCTTTAAGTGCAGAAATATCATATTCATTTTTATGCTCACTGTATGTTAACAATTTATCTCCTGAAGCCAACAGGAAACACAAAGCTTCTAACTTATGAATATATTCAACTGCTTTATCGGCAGATTCGTTATTCATACTGAGTAGCTCGTCAAGCATTTCTTTGCGATTAATCATATTTGTTTCACGCTTATAGCACCATTTGATGATTCTTTGTCAATTAATGCATTTTTTACAGTAAATAAATCACTTGAATTCGCTTTTACTGGCGTATTGTTTATTTTTTTTAATTCTTTGATTATTATGTTTAGCACCTTTTTTGTTGGTTTTTTATTTTGAACAATAAAAGCTATAGTACCTGTTACAATACCGCCTCCACAATCACGATGAGAATGTCTTGTAACAAATATTTTTCCAGCTTCGACGCTTATCTCAATTTCGGTGCCAAAATGATTTCTTTCAATTTGATTTTTTAAATTAATAATTTCCAACACTTTTTGGTATTTATTCATTTTCTATCCCCTCCAATAATCAAACTAATTCTTTCTCACTCCATTTCAATGCCTGTCCGCAGTAGTGGCAGTAATTAGGCTTATAATCTTCTGTCCGCCATACATGAACAATCGGTTGACCACAGTTTGGACAAACAAGGTGGCTAGAAACTTCCTCATCAAAACCCTTCACAGCTTTTGAAATAGGTTCTTTTTGTGTTGCTCTTTCAACTAACGGTCTTAAGCTTTCTAAATCTTCATACACACTTTCCGTATCTGCATATTTATAATCTCTTCTGGTTAATCGCTCATAAGCTTCTTGATATTCATTCATCAGCAATCACCTCACAATTTTCCAGAATTTTTTGAATGTTATATGGTTCTTCATCTTCCCACTTAATCCACTGGAAAAGCTTTCTAAATATCCCCATGGTCTCAAATAGAAGATTTTCGCCCTCCCACGCTTGTGCAGTATAGCTCTTACAAACTCTTGTATCGTAAACATATAAATCGCCATTTTTATCCCTAGCTAGCCATTCATATTTTTCAGGAATAGATTCCAAAATAGCTTTTTCGTTCTTAGTCAAGCATATCGGCTTGGAGTAGTCTTCGTTCAATGCTAAATAGAGTGCTATTTCGCATTCACTACAGGCAGTGTTGTTACAATCAACATCGAATCCTCTGAATTCTTTTGCCAATTCGATACAATCCAGCGATCTACTCGTAATTTCACCGTTTTGTATCTTTTCAATCAATTTATCAAATTTCTTCATCTGCTTTACCGTCCTTTCTAACAACGCTTAGTACTCATAATTACATAACCGTCTTTACAATATTGAGGATCATCCAAAATAAATGTAATTCTTAAACATATTTGTCTTCCTGTATATTTTCCATCTACGCATTCACTAAGGACAAGGGTGTCGTTACTTTGAAAATCTCTATCATTCAAACGAACTTCAAAATTCTTTATCCCTGATAACTGTGCTTGGAAATATTCAGGATCAGTTTTTAATTCATGTATTTTCATTCTTTGCAATCTCCTCTAAAAGTGCTTTCCATTCGTACTTTTCTGTTCGCCAATAGTAAACGTCAACATCCAAAACCTCTGCAAATATATTTAGATCTTGTGAATTAGCTTCTATTAAAAGTTCACAGGCTTTATCCAGCACCTTCTCAAGCTTCAAAATTTGCTCTCTGAGCGATGTTTGTTTGTTCTTTAATTCTTGTTCGAGCTTAATTCTCAAATCATTTGGAGCTCGTCCAAAATTGCCTTGCTTATCTAATTGGATCAGGCCTTGTTTAATCAAAATCCAATCTTCTTTGGTTAGGTTCATCTAATCGTCTCCTATAAAACAACCGCAACCACCTATATCGCTGCATTCAAATAAGCTCAGCTGTTCCGGCTGTTTTTCTAAAATTTTTCTAAGTTCTTTCAAAGTTAACGGTTGCCCTTTTCTTTTCAAAATAGCCACCGGCTTCCCTATTTGTTCTATAAGCATTTGCTCTTTGTTTTCCATTTGCAGATACCTATTTTTATCTTTTTCATAAAGATTTTTGAAATGA